TCAGTAAGTCTTTTCTCAAACAAACCAAAGCTTAATGCTGTTCCATCAGGATTAATAGCCATTAATTCTTGTAATGGTACAGTGAATAAAGAATATTCAGCTCCTGAAGAAGATACACCACTTTTCTTATCATACTCTTCAGAGAAGAATGGGTTGTATCTGTATTTAAACAACTGTCTATGTTCATAAAAAGGTTTTACATCAAGAACGGAACCTGAAACATCCGTTACATTGTCATAAAGCTCAATATATAAATCTTCACCTTTTCCCAGTTCAGATTCAAAAAATTGGACTTGTCTTCCATACTTACCTTTTTGGAAAAATGCAGTTTTGATTAAGAAAGCTGGATCAGCAAGACCAAGCTTCTTAAATGTTTCTATGTGATGCACATAGAATTCTTTCTCTCTTGTTTTTCTAATTGTTACACTCATATTGTTGAAATTTTTGGTTTAATTGCTGTTGGTGGTGTTGGTACTTCTACAATCCTCATTGTAGTCCGATCAAGTTTAAAAAAGCTAATCCTAGTAGTACCATTCCTTGATTTAAGGAAATGAAACACTAAGATATCTTCATCCTGAATAATAAATTTTTCTGGACCATATAACCTAATTTTTCTTACAGAAGGCTTATTAATACCCATAACCACATCAGCATGTTGTAGCAAAGCATCAGACCCGTAAATATCAGAATCTAACACATAATTTCCATAAACACCTTCCTCTTGTCTTTTAGGATCATCTATGTTTCTATTAAGTTGACTTAGTACAATAAATGCTATAGGATATTTCTTTTTCATCATTGTGAGAGCCTCACCTAAGCTTCCTAGCATATCAAATTTGTCTTTCTGTCCCTTACCAACTTTAAATAAAGCTGAGTGATCTATAGCAACTAGCATGTTATTAAAAGTACCATCTTCATTTTTGTACTTATCCATCTCATAGTGTATAGTAGCACACATCTCATCTACTGTACAAGCATCATAGACAACATTAATCCTGTCCATTGCTTGCATTCCTTGGTAATACCTAACGCATTCATCATAGATTCTCTTATCTACAAGTTTTCCATCTTTACTCATTAATGTGTTGTAATCAGCACTTGTAATCAGACTCAGTTTTCTTACACCGCTGGTTTCATCTACCATCTCCATCTGAAACTTTAAAACTCTAAAATATTGGTCACTGTTATTAGCAATAATATCACTAATCAACTGCTCCATAAATAAAGTTTTACCGGTTCCAGGTCTGGCACCAACCACGGTAATTGTTCTCCATTCAAGACCATCACAGAAGGCATCATTAAATTTAGGCCAAGCACTTTTTAGGGATTTTAATGTACCCTGTCGCCTAGCTCTAATTTTATAGATAGCTTTTTCTACGGACTGCCTTTCACTAACAGGTAGCAAAGGTCTTGCACCATTAAATAAATTTGACATATGTGGATTTTAAAAATTGATCACACTATGTTGTCCCTAAAATAAGTAGGAACTTCATCTGCACCAGATACTACTAGTTCACAATATGTAGCCAGATCTGACTCAAAGGATTTATCCAAGTTTTGTTTACGGATAAAATATTGTGAATTTCTCATATACTCATACCTTTTTAATTCATATTCAGACACGTATTTTTCAGTTGCATTTAAAATTGTTTCCCAGCTATAATCATAAGTTTCAAAAAACCACTTGAATGCTCCTTCTAGATTTTTAACATTTACTCTAGCAGGTTTGCCAGAGTTAAGTTTTCTATTAGGAAATATTTCTAAGTAGTTTAACATCATTGTTATGTAATCTTCTCCCATAAGTGCACTAACGGTTTTCTTTTTAGTTTTCTTAAAGAAACTGTTGATTTCTTCTGTAAATATAAGACTTTTTGCAGTTAATACCAAATCTTCACTAACCCAATCATTAGCTTTTAATCTACTGATTTCTAGTTCTTTATTAACAATATTGTTAGGAATAACTTTCTCTTTTAAGCAATGTAATACATAGTAAGTATTAGGCATTAAACCTTCTTTAATTAGTCTGTTAAATATCTCTTCCATCACCAAAGAATTAAATGTTTATAATTTTCATCCACTATTTTTTGTGCTATAGGAAATACATTTTGAGAATCCCATCTTCTAAATTTATTATAAATAGCAGATGCTGGATGAGAACAAAATAGCTTAAAGCAATTATCATTAACATTATCAGCCCAAGTACGTGCTTCTTTTCCCATGTAAATATACACCAATCCATTATTATAATTTGATAAGTAATCAAAAAGATAATTTAACATTGGTTTCCATATATCATAGTGTTTACCAATCTTACCTATTTCAGTTGTAAGAGCTGTATTAAGCATAAGTATACCTTGTCTAGACCATCTGGTTAAATCAGGATTATTACTAACAGAATCTCCATTATAAACAGTTCTGTTTACCTCATCTAACATAAACTTTAAACTTGGTTGTAACCTCATTGTTTTGCTACAACTGAAAGCAATACCATCTGCCACATTGATAGTTGGATAAGGATCTTGACCTACTATGACCACTTTAAGATCATCATAAGGACATTCTTTAAATGCTCTAAATATATCTCTTAAAGGAGGAGTAAATCTTCTATCTAATAAACTTTCATTAGCTAATGATTGTATTATATTTTTAAAATCAGAACTATATATAAAAGTTCTTAATACTCTGGCCCATCCAGAAGGAACTAAATCTTCATATAATTTGTCTACAATTTTGTCTAATTCTAGTTTTTCTTTCATAATTTTACATTGTAATTTAAACTAAGCCAACATGATTAAAGTTAAAGAAATGAAAGATGATGCCATTGTTCAAGTACCTGTAAGTAAAGGTTACTACATGATGGTTAAAAACTTAGCCTATATTCTTTTGAATAAAATGATTCAAGATAAAAAATCTGAAGAATATCTTAAAGAAATAGGTGTTAAAAAATATGTTGAACTTGATGATGATCAAAAAGCAATGCAAACTGTAACTTTATTGGTTGCTGAAATTGAAGCTCAAGCAGTAGTTCAGAAACAATTTCAAGATAAAGAAGTATTGCAACCAGGAGATGAAGGATTTGAAGCTCCTACTGAAGGTTAACATTCAATTCAACTCCTATTTCAATACAAGCTTGAATAGTTAGCATAAGCTGGTCTTTGGTACACTCTGCAAATGATTTGCAAAACTCACCTTCTGAGTCTGTGTAGCAAAGACCAGATCTTTCTTTGACAATCTTTTTCATTTCTTCAAAAGTATAGCCGGATTCTTTGGCTAACTCTCTAATACATGCATGCACTTTATTAATTTGTGCTCTACTATGATCTGCATTAGCTAGATCAATATACATTTCTACTTCCTGTCCTTCTTGTAACTTCTGTAGGAACAGTTCATAGGCCAGCTTATCCTTTGGATGTCCATAAGTAAGCTTGCCATCTTTTTTTATAAGTTTGCCTGTGTACATAATTTTAATGCATTAAGAAAGTGAACTAAATGGTCTGCTTCTGTGATAAATACCTTATCTAATTCAAAAGAATGTACAGACCAATTATCTCCATTATTTTCAACAGGTGAATCAGATACTAGTGTAATACCTTCTGTAGCATCTAGTAAGTAATAACTGTAATCTTCATCATCTCCACTATCTTCTTTAGATACATGAACTTTCTCAAAGCCTGCATCTATTAAATCTTGTTCTGTCATAATTTGTGTTTCATTTTAAACATCATTAACTCCGGTGTTGCAATTTTAAGATAGTTATCTTTAATATGTTCCATATACCATACTGATTCAAGTTTTTCTTCTCTTAATACTATAAAGTGTTTTAAACTCAAAACAGCAATGTAAATATTATCTTCATCAGATTGGAGCATTTCAAACATTCTATCATTTTCCTCTCTATTGATTATCTCTAAAAGCTCTAATAGATTAAGTTCAAGTTTATAGACAAACAACCATTCTTTTTTATTAAGAAAGTCATATCTTGGTCTTGTCATATTTACTTGATGCTTAAATAAAATATAATTTACATCAGTATTTGCCTTTAGTGATAGACTATTATGTAATCTAAGAAGATCTTTTGCTAAATACAATACTTCTTTACCAACATCTGCTTTTATATCACTCTTTTCCATATACAATTAATACTAAAATTAACCGGATCTCCTCAACTATCTTATAGAACAACCCTTTCATGGTTGTAATACTTGATGAATGCAATGCTCTACAATAAGATTCCATGTACCTGTTGTATCACATTCTTCTTCATGTGGAAACATTAAGATTACTTTATTAACTTGTTCTGTAGTTAATTTTTTCTTGATGCTATTAGCTACTACTACTACATCAGTTTCAGATATATTACTTACCATTTTTTTCAGATTTTAAAAGTTGTTTTAAATTTTTCTTTGCTGTTTCATGCTGTTTCTTGAAATAGTAAGATTTTAATTTATTTGATTTTCTATTACAAATTCCAAGCATGTACTGACAATAATCAATGTAATTATCAAGTTTTCTTTTACTCTTAGTATTTGTTCTATACATTACACTACTCATATTTACTGTATTAAATTGTCAATATTTATACCATGATCTTCCATAAGCTCATAAATCATATCAAATACTAATTCTGCAGTTTCATGTGCAGTTTTAGGCTTATTTTCTTCTGTGTAATCAAGACTATAATTAATCTTTCTCCGAACATTGTGTTTAATTTCCCATAATACTAAAGCCATGTCAAGTGCTTTGGACATTCTTCTATGTTCCATTACATCTTCGGGCTCATTCATATCAAATTCAAATGTTGCTTTCATTTCTTTTTAGTTTTTTTCTTTTAGTTTTTGAAAGTCTAAACTTTTTCATATCCCAATCCATTACAGTTTGGCACAATTTTCCTAATGTCATAATAGCTGCTTGATCATTATCTGCTTCAAATGAAAGTTTAGCTCCTGTAGGTTTGTGCTGAAAAAGATACTTTGATCTTTTATTTACAATTGTTTCCATCTTTCATACTTTTTTATTTAAGTAATTATAATTTCTAATATGTGTGATTCCAGTTTCTTCATCACATAAACCACATTCTCCAACAAAGAATGTACAAATCTGTGCTTTATCTTTTTGTGCTTCTGTAAGATATTTTACTCCACATTTTACACAGACATAATCTGATTTTCTTTTCTTTTTAACTGTCATAGATTTCTTTTTCTTCAGGACTAAGTTCTTCATATTTAGGTATAACATAACCAATAATCATTTCTTCTTCTGTATAATACTGTTGATTCTTATGACCAAAACAAACAGATTGAAGGTTTATAAATCTTTCTCTTTCTAATTGTAATTTAGATTCTTTACTAAAATAGTTTTCATTACATTTTCTTTTTCTAAGAATACATATAATTGAAAAATACAATTGTGAGTCTTTATCAAGTTTTATAAGTTTATTAAGTAAAGCATTAGTTGTATACCTACAATAATCAATTTGATAAGAATCTTCCTTTTTCATAATTAAATATCAATATGAATTAAAAAACTGATTTTTCTTTTAATATTTGGATATTTTTCTAGTAACCATTTTGTCAAAGCATCAGTACTTTCTTTACCATCAATATGGCATTCAATATATACATGCTTTTTATAACCATGAATCAAAGTATTTGTTCTTAACTCCTTTGGTATTTCAGATACCGGAATTATTGATCTCCTAATTGTTTTCATATCAACTTTTTATGCTTTAAACAATCTATACATATGTGATATCCAGGATTTACACTTGGAACCCATGTATGCTTGCAAAATAATCTTTTAATTTTTTTCCACATCTTACTTTCTTTTTAATATTAAACAACTATCTGAATCTAAATAAGGTATTTGGTTAGGATGATTGCACCCATCTTCATCACACCCATATTGTATACCACATACATAAGTATCTTCTGGGTGAGGACATATCATTTCAATCTCAACATCCCATTCAGTTTGTTGTAGTGATTGGATATAATTGTCTATGTGTCTATACTGCTTTTCTGTAAATACTTCAGACAGTTCACCTTCTTCTTTCTCTAGATTAAGTAATGAACTACAACCTATTCTTAGATTAGACTCACTAAACTTCTTATCACCAAGAATTTCAAGTGCTTTTTGGAAACATAATTTACCTACCGCCATAGACGTTCCATACCAAATATCTTCACCTCTATCATTAGGGACAATAGTTTTTACAATATCCTCAACCACCTCATCCAAATCATAACCATTAGCAATTGCTTCACAGTTTTTGAGTGATAGTTTTTTATATGGGGATTCATGAGTTGTAGCTATACAGCTATCATCTTGTGCATAGAGTTTATACTCATTGCCAATTTTCTTTAGTCTGCCTTCCATACTATGTCTTTTTAAATTGTTCAAATAATTTTTTAGATAACTCCCATTCTTTTAAGTTATCTTCATGTTCAGGATTGTTTTCAAACCAATAACTATGAAAAATTTTAATCATCAATTCTTTTTCTTCCTCACTATACATTGTTTCAGATTGCCATTTAGCACCGTCTTTAAATGCATCATTAAAACTATATGGAGTATGTGTATTTAATTTTTGTTCATTATGATTTCTTCTAGCAGCTTCTTCTAATGTTTCTTTTTCCATAACTCTTTAATTTAAAATATGTTAATTAATAACAATAAAGTAAAACAATACCTTATTGTGTTCCAGGGTATTATCTCCTGGTGTAATTGTTTAAACTGCTCAATATAATCTGCTTTAAGAGTATGTTTATACCTCAAGTTAGCACCTCCATACTGAGATATTTTCTTCTCTTGTATTTCTGGTTTCCAAAGCAAACTTTCTCCGGGAAGATTATTAGCAAGATTAGCATAATGCTTATCTACATTGTGAGTTAAAAATATTACTTCAGCTTTTACTCTGCTATCAGCCCAACCATTCATTGAGGCCATTGCTTTAATATCCATAAATAAATTTTCATATTTTAGTCCCCAACCTTCAAAACCTTCCTCTACAATAACAGGACTAAAGTTTAAATGAACCTCATAACCCGCATTAAGAAACCATCTTACAGCAGCAAGCCTATCAATAATATGATCAGTTCCTGGTTCAAGCTGTTGTCTATATTCTTCAGGCATCATGCTGAATCTAATTCTTACCTTACCTTGAGGATTAAAAGTTAAGAACTTTTCATTGACATACTTAGTAGCAAATGATGCCATAGCCCTTGGATGTAAGATAAAGAAATCAAAGATTCTCTCCCACTGATGGTATTTAGCATGCAGAGCAAAGTCTTCATTGCAAGAGATATCATAAGTGATATACTCTTCATGTGTTTGATTTGGTTTTTCCACATCAGCAAACCATGCATGGTCACTGATAGCTGTTAATATATCTCCATGATTTTTAGCAATAGATAAACCTGTAGGTTTATTTCTTTTCATGTAGCAATAACTACAGTTATATAAACAGCCGTGCCCAAAGGACGGTGAAATATAATCTGTAGATCTGCCACTGGGTCTAATAAGCATTGACTTTCTAGACACCTGTGTAACTAAGTTCATTCTATAATGGTTAATTCTTCACCAGTTAAAGCAAAGTATAGGTTTTGGAGTTGGTGAATATATTTAATTGTAGTTAAATAGTAACATGTAGCCTCTGATTCATCAGTATTATAACGCCATCCATCATCATATTTTTTTATTGAATTAAAATAATTTCCATTTTTAATAATAAAATGATCATCCCATTTTTTATATTTAAATCCTAATTTTAATAACCATTCTTCTGTTAGTGGAATTGGATTATACTCAATTTTATTTTTTTCCATTAATTCTAATCTCCACCATGTAACGAATACAAGTTCATCATCTTGCATTATTGAATTCCCTATTCTTAATTCACTTGCTTTCATCTTAATTATTTTTAAGTGCATGAAACTCATCAAAAAACTTACTTATGTAAGTACTGTAACCAGCATGAGCATAGCTTCTGTCAATATGTAATAAGTATTGAGCTCTTGTCATTTTATGTCCTCCTACAAATTCTAAGTATAATTTGTAATCAAGTACACTATGCTGCCATTTTTCAAAATGTGCAAAACCTTTCTTGCTTCCCAAACTTTTAGTAGGTCTTACTCTAGGATGTCTCATACCAAATAAATTATTATTTGTTTTAAACAAGTTACTACACATGTTACTTTCTTGCCGTACAATAGCATATGCTATCTCAGGATGATGTATATTCTTTTCTAGAATATAACTTACTAGTAGTTCTCTATCTAATTTAGAACTATCTAATTTAGAACTATCTACTGCTACTACATCTGTAGTATCTTTAATCACTTTCTTTACAACCTTAATTTTTTTATTTTCACTTTTCCCTAAGCTTACTAAACCAGTTGTAAATACTGCAATCATCACAAACATTACTGTTACTTTCATATACATATTTTTTAAAAATGCAGGAATTCCACCTGCTATACCCTGTTGTAATCCGCAAGGCTTAGAGCTACTTATTCACTCCCGTGTAGTCAAGATTGGATTTGAACCAATGACCTAGCGGCCAGATTTACTTTGATACCTTCAGGTCATGACTCCTTATTCTTTCAACACTGACCACTTGCTCTACCACTGAGCTACCTGACTATAAATAACAGGAAGCAACCTGTTCAGATTGTGTAACATACAAATGGTTACAGTTTTTTATACCCCATGCCTTTGGGTCAATCTGTTTTGACAGATGTCATCTGCCTTTTTGCGTACAGCATTATAGTACCAACTTTTGCTTTCTCATGACTTTGAGACTGTTTTGAGGTTGAGAGCCTCTGTGTTGCTTATACGAGTCTATAAGTACTATCTTTTTCCTTTCTCAAGGGAACAACACATTTTTTAGACTTTCTTTCTTTTTCATCAAGCTTGTTAAAGTACTCAAGCCTCTCTGCTATTTTCTTGTTCACCAGATTGTAGTCTGGCATATTGTTCTCCTTCTTCATTCTCTTTTTGTTTTAAAATATCAAGAGCTTCTCCAAGAGATAAACCATCAGGTGTAACACCAGAGTTTATCAGATCCATGTAGATCTGTTTAATCTTCCCCATTTTGTGTACCTCTCATGATTGCACCAATAATACCTTTAAAAGGATCATTTTCTTCTTTACCAAGTCTATGACCAACTAAAAAACATACAAATGCAAGCTCATTAGGATGTGTTACACCTTTACTTGCTTCAGCAAGTATATTTGTTATAGACTCATTAGCACAAGCTGTTTTTGTTATTGCATACAACTCACTTTTTCTTTCAGGTGTAATACCTAATGTACCTGTGATAGTATCATCTGCATCATCAATAATCTTAACTGTAAGATAGTCTTGGTAATCAGGTAAAGTTACAGGAGTTTCTTTCTTACTAAATAATTGAGAGATCCAATTCTTCTTCTTTGACTGTAATTTCTTGTTTTTCATAAATTTCTAAAGGTATAAAGCGTGAAGCACTATAATATTCATACGGAAAAGAATCTGGAGAAAGAGATACTTCCTCCAATTCAAATCCAACTTGGTTGTTCATAAGTGCCATGTTGACAACCTTTCTTACAGTATATATTTCTCCTTGAATAAGCCATTCTGTAAGAGGAATCTTATCCGGCTTATTTTGAGCATTAATACAAACTACTTTAAACATACTCTCTAAGTTCTGTTTTTAATTGCATCTGTTCTAAAGAACTGCTAATTTCTAGCATATCCATATAATTACCAGATGCAACATCTACTGAACCTTTACCGTCTGCTATAAGAGCACATTGTTCTGCTTGATGAGCATCATGATTACAAAATCTAATTAAGCATGCAATAACATATAAGAAATCATGCTGATTATCATTGTGTAGAACAATCTTGTGTGTTTTAGTATCTTCCATATTATAATTTATGGAATTTTTCTCAGTATTCAACATTAATATATCACATTAAATGTTTTATAAATTACTTTAGTTTGATCAAATCCTTCTAAAGCCTGCTTAACCCAATGTTCATCAATAGTATTCTTATAACATAAAATATGTACCACTGCTGTCTCATCTGGATTAAGTCTCAATAATCTACCAATTCTTTGGGCAGACTTTCTCTCATTACCATAAGCATGAAGAATGATACCTTGTCTAAGATCAGGAATATTAACACCTTCACTCAACTGATGAACAGTTGAAAGACATTTAATACTACCTTCTTTAAACCAAGTTAAACAATCTTCACTTCCTTTATTACCACTATGGTAAGAGTAAGGAGATAATAAATCTGCTTGCTCCTGTGTATTTGCAAAGACAATAACTTTGTTCTTTTGAGTAATGCTTGCTAATAATTTCTTAGTATATCTTTCTTTACTAGGATACTCCATAAGAGCACGCATTCTCATCACTCTAAGCATATGTAAATTACCTGCTCCGGACTCAACTCTTTGAGACCAGTACTGATAATTTAATTTCTCTGAGGTCAGGAAACTGTTATTCTTATTCTTTACTAAATAATCTTTCTTATCGGACAACTCAAGCATATGAACAAATATCTTGTAATCATTCAAGATATTATTCTCTACTGCATCATCTGCTTGGAAAGAATATACAACAGGACAGAAATCATTTACCATTTTACCCTTTTCAGAGCCATGGTGTTTAGGAGGAGTACCAGTAAGACCTAGTATCTTTCCTTTGTAGTTCTCTAAGAAAAGTCTATGTGAATCCAAAAGACTGTGTACTTCATCCAAATAAACAATATCATAATCATTAGGATCATGTTTGTTTATGCTTAGATAAGTAGTAAACACAATTCTTCCAAGTAAATGAGCTTTATCAAATTTACCTGCATCATCAATCCATGATATGAATATAGACTTCTTTGGTGCTACAACCAAAACTTTCTGAAGAGGTGTAGTATTTCTTTCTAAGTGAGTCAAACCAACTTTAGTCTTCCCAACACCTGTTCCAAGTACAATACTACAACGTCTATGGTCATCAGTCTTGCTGATAGCTATATCTTGTACATCATCTTTTGTAATCATTTTATTTTATTTTTGAAAATTTTGTTTGGTTTTCTTTTGAATATTATATAATATTAAAAACTTTTTGTTGAATAAAATGATTAGCTACTGTTGTATCTGTCATTAGTTTGACAACATTAATGTTTAATTCAATATTTTTTAAAACATTTTCATGATTGTAGTTTTCTCCATAAGCTTTTATAAAATTACTTAAGAAATTAAACTTAACCCATCTGTCTGCTTTGCCAATTTTTATAAACAAATCACTGAATTTTTTACACATTTCTTCAGCATTTACATTCATAATTTTAAATTCACCATTTTTAATAATATTACTCATAGTGGAATTTTGCTTAAATTGATTTTCATTGTAACAGATTGAAGCAATCATCAAAGGTTCTAAATTATATAAGTTCTTATACTTTTTAAGAATTAAATAATCAGGATTAGAATACATCCATGCATTAATATAATCAAGTAAATTCCAAGATTTACCAGAATTATTATAATAAGCCATTTTTCTAACTATATCAGTTTCATCTTTAATTTCAATATATCTGTATTCAACAGGTATATTTTCTCTTTGACAAGCATGTACAAGATGTTGACCATCAATAACATATGTCTTTAATTCACCATCAATTGCATTAGTTCTTACACATATAACTTGTCTAGTAATACCAATTGCTCTTATACTTTCAACTAATTTTTCTACTTGTTCAGAATTAATGTTTCTATTCATTGGTAAATAATTAAACAATGAATAATTTGTTGTTACACTAATTTGAATAACTTGCTTTTTCATAATCATAAACTTTTTTAATCAGACTTTTATTTTAACCAACTCATTACTCTTGCTTTCTCTGGATTCATGTGAACCCAGTCATGGCAGTTTCTACATGAACTTCTCCAAGTAGATTGAATCAAGTAATAAACACTTCTTTCTTCACCTCCTCTGGTATGATGAACATCAGTTGCATTTCTTGTACAACCTGGTACACCTATCTCACACATTGGATTTTCTGTGAGAAATCTTGCCCTTAACTTAAGGTACTCAGCATCTTGTTTTTTTCTTTTAGCAGATACCTGTGGAATAACATACTTATGCTCAGGATCACCTGACTTTACTTTGTTCCAACAGTATTGACAGTATTTATTACCCTCGTGATTTTTCCATATAACAGATTCTTTGTTACAACCACTGCAAACTTTAAGATTTTTCATCCATTAAATTTAATACTGTTTCTGATTTGAAGAAAGCCAGCATGTACCGTAGCAAATGCTGGCTGATTATCATTTTTTCTCATTGTTGGTTTTTATTTTTCCAAAGATAAGAAATTCTTGGGTAAAATACCCTCAGTCATAAATACTTGGACTAATGTATCTTTTTGAATACAAAGATCTTTAAAGGTCAATGTATTCTTATAGTTATCATCAGTTGCATCATATTTACATAATTCACTTATAAGT